CACCTGGGCACCGTTCAGCGCGTTGACGCCCCAGGCCCCGGAGTCGATCGAGTTGCCCGCGCCGTCGATGATGAGCCGACGCCCGCGGAGCGTGTCGAGTCGAATCAGGTAGGACCCCTCGGAAGGTGTGCCTGCGTTGTACGTGCAATCATGCTCGATCGCATAGTCCTGCTGCCCGTTGACCCCCAGCGTCTGAGATCCGCCCAGTGCGTTGTCGAGCAGCGAGGTGAAGAACGACAAGACTTGCGCGCCCGCGACCCCGTTGGCCTGGGCCCACGCGCCGGTGAGCCTTCGGTTTGGGTTGCTTTGATCCGTGACCGTGTACGTCCCCGCATTGGGGATCTCGCGCCATAGCGCCCGGAGATCCAGATCGACGTAGAACGACGCGGTGCCCCGGGTAACGTCGTAACGCCTGGCGTAGATGGTGGACGAGTTGACGGTGAGGCTCACGCCTGGACTCCTATCACGCCGAGGTGCCGAACACGATCGACAGCTCGTCATTCGTGTCAGAGCGGCTCGTAGCGTAGCCCCGAAACTCCACCGTGATCGAGTTGGGCCCGTCGTCGGTGATGTCGTACGTCGGGAACTGAAGCTCAGCCTGCGGGACCGAGATCGTCGCGATGGGGTTACCCGCCAAGGAGTCATCGCCTACCACCCATTCCAGCGCTACGGTGCGGGCCGCCTGCGAGTTGGCCCGACCGAGGTGGGCCCGGAGGATGTCGGGGCTTCGCGCCCAGAGGGTGATGTTGCCGGTGACCTCACGCCGGCCGGGCACCATGTCGGTGGTGGTCTGCCGACCCCAGCAATCGATCGGGCTGAAGTTGTTGGTCAGCGTGATCTCGGCGTTCCGGATGCAGATGTCCGAGGCGGAACCGAAGTTGACCGACCCCTGGACGACGCCGACCGGACTCGCGCTCGCAATCTCGGTTTCGTCGTATGGGCTGTAGGGGAGCACCACCGGGTCGGTGCCCTCGTCGGTCGTGACGTCGGGGGTGACCGTCAACTCGTTCGTCGAGTGATCGACGGCGGTCACCCGGTGCCCGGTCGAGGCTCCGATCTGGATTCGGCTGCCGGGCTCGAACATCCGGGAAGCGTTGGTCTCGGTCAGTGTGATCGTCGAGACGGCAGTCCCCGACCCGTCGAGAGCCCCGTCGACCGTCGCGCGTCCGGTGTACACGCCCTGAGCCGTGGTCAGCTCGAAACTGAAGTTCGGCTCGTCTCCCTCCGGTAGGCCGATGGTCATCGATTCGACGACGGCCCCGAAGCCGTGCCAGCCCTGGACCTCGGGGGAGACGATGCCGACGGCGAGGCTCGACAAGCTGTCGGCGAGCGAGTAGGTCACCGACGATCCGCCGATCGTCTCGGTCCCGAGCGCCGCGGTCAGGAACGGGGCGATGTCCGGCGGGGTAGCTCCACCCGGGGGCAGGATGTAGGAGTTGATCGTCATCGAGTTGGTTCGACGACGGGTGATCGACTCGTGGTGCGACCGTGAGGCGTGCGCGTCCATTCGCTGCACCCGCTCTTCGGAGAACTCGACCGACGGGGCTCCCATGAGGGAGAACGAATCGGCTGCCGCGAGCGCGGTGGTCACGTCCTTGAAGGTGGTTTCCAAGGTCGCGACCGCTTGGAAGTTGCGGGCCTCGCCCGTCGGATTCTGAATGCCCACGGCGGGAGTCTAGCGCCGCTCGCGGGCCTCGACAAGCCTAGCAGTCGGAACAGGGGATGAGCGAATCGGTCTCGCCCTCGGCCGGATCCGGGTCGGGCTCGGGGCTGGACGCGGGCTCGGGTCCCGCCCGGCCACCCGTCTCGAAGGCCGACCCCTCGGCCTCGATGTCGATCACGTTCGTCGGGTCCGCTCGTTCGGCAGGCTCGAACGCACCTTCGAGGCTGCGAAGCTTGAAATCGCCGGTCCCGATCAAGGCGTAGCCGTCGGCCGAATGGACCTCGTAAGCGGCTCCCTCTTCGGGGTAGACGATGGAGCCTTCGGCGAGGACGATCCGACGGCCGGGCTTTGCGCGAGTGCAGACGATCAGCATGGGACCGAGAGCCTACCGCAACCGCATACGTGTGGTCACGCGACCGCGACTCGCCCGCCGTGTGAGCCGGGCGAAGGCAAGGTCGAGGAAGTCGTCGACCCGTTCGAGCGAACGATCGATGTAGTACGTCGGCGGAATGCGGACCCGATCGGCCCACACGTATTGGGTCCGGCCCGCGATGTCGACAAGCCCCCACGGGGTGGCTCGAAGCCGGCCGGGATAGTGTCGGGGGCCTCGCTTGACCGCCCGCGAAATGCCGGTCACCGGGATGGTCAGTTTCTTCGCCCGTTTCGGCCGGATGATGCCGCCCCGGTTGTGGATCCGAGCGTAGGGCTTATTGGACCGGAAGTCCCACGTCCGGCCGCCGATGGCGCTTCGGTCGCGGCGGCTCTTGACCCGCCAGGACTTTTCGAGCGCGCCCGTAGGGTTCTTGTTGAGGCGCATCCGGGTTTCCTGCCGGATGATGTCGAGCGCGACGTTGGAGACGTGCCGGGCCGTGCGGCGCGACGTCATCGTGTTGATCGCAGCCTCGACGGTCTCGATGCGCCCGGGGAGCCCGAGCATCCCGGCCGCGTCGATCGAGATCGACCCTCGGGTCTGCCGCCGAAGCGGCGCGAGCATCCGCTGAAAGTCCTGAAGGATCCCCATGGTCCCCCCGGGTCAAACGCCCGTCGGCCCCCCGATGTTCCCTCGGGCCTCGGAGTTGATCTCGGAGGTCAATCGCTCCATCCAACGGACTTCGACCACGAGAATGGTCCGGAGTAGCAAGGGCGAGTCGACTAGCTCGAACGGGCCGTCGGACACGATGCGAGCACTCGAAGCGTACTGGATTCCGGGCTCGGGCGAGATCTGCTCATTCGCCCTCACCCACGCCTTGACCCGGTCTTGGATGATGAACAGTTGATCCTCGGCTCGCTCGTAATCGCCGGCCGCCGCCTCGATGATGATTTGAATCCGGGCCTGTCGCCATACGTGACGCGACACCCCATAATCCCAATCGCTCCCGGCGTACCGGACCGTGAGGGACGGCGTGTCAGCTCTTCGGACATCGGTCGTGGCCCGGTCCCCCCGGTAGACCGTAGCGACGCCCTCGATGCCCTGTAGGCGCTCGTGAAGGAAGCCGAGGATCTGGCTCGCGTTCAGGCCTGCGACGGTCATCGGTGCTCGACCCCTTCACCCGTGTAGTCTTGTTTGTTTCTTTGTTTGAAGTCAGTCCCTAGTCCAAAATCTACTAGGGAGTAACTTCGCACGAAGACATAAACAAGCAAGCCCACCACTAACTTCGCTGAGAGTTTGTTCAGCCCTCGCCGGCTTCGGCCAGGATCTTGCGAGCCTCGGCCACCTTGCGCTTGCGTTCGGCGATCCGCTCGGGGTCGCTCGCGATCGCGTTGGCAATCTCTCGACGACAGGCGGACGCCGCATCGATGAGGCGTTCGAGCGCGTCGGCCTGCTGTTCGAGGACGAGCCCGTCGGTCAGCTCTCCGAGGATCCGGTCGATGCGTTCGTCGAGGGTCGGGGTCGGCATGGCGGGATGATCCTCCGTTCAGCCGAGGACGTCAAGCCGGCGTCGGTGCCGATGACAAACCGCGGCCACTTCGCGGAGCAGCCCTCCGGAGTAGGGCGCCGGGTCTCGGTAGGTCGAGGACGACGCTTCGTCGCTCCGAGACGAAATCGAGCGATCGCGGCTCGCCGCGTTCCACAAGTACAACGCTTGAACGCCGCACGCCTCGGCTACGTCGTCGGGCACGTTTCGAGTGAGACTCGCGTTGGCTTCGGACTGCGGTCCTGTCACCCATCCGCCGGTGTAGACCACCTCGATCAGGGGCAAGGGCCGACCGACAAGACGGCGCTCGTAACCGGTTTCGACCGTGGCCCGAGTGTCGGGGAACAGACGCGAGCCGATGATCCCGCGTTCGGCGTCGATCACCGTGTAGGTGTCGGGGTCGAGCGTCTCGATCAGGGTGCCGTTGATGTCGTAATACCGGATCGCCGAGATCTCGACGATGGGGCGCTTTCGGAGCCGCATCGTCGGAGCGCCCCGGGATCGGTACCGCTCGACAGCGTCGACCGTGTACGCGAAATCATCGTCGCCGAAGGCCCCCATTGCGCGCCATATGAGATCGGACGCTACGGCGATCGCTGCGACGGCCGGACGATCCTCGGCCGCCATCGCGTCCGGAAGCCGTAGCTCGAACTCTTCGGCGGAAATGATCGGCCGGCCCATCGATCAGCTCAGCAGGTCGGGCTCGCTCGACCCGCCGTCGAGGAACTCGTCGGGCTTCACGACTTCGGAGCGAAGCACGGGCGGGGCGTCCTTCGTGAAGATCCTTTCCTGCGACACCGGGTGCGTCATGACGCGGGGGGCGTCGCCGACGATCCGTCGGGCCTTGCCCTGGGCGATCAGGTCGGCCGCGATCTTGTCTGGTACGGCGCAGACCTCGCCGGAGTTGCAGGACAGGTACCGGACGCCGACTAGCTGAACGAGGGTGTGACCCTTGCGGTTGCACGGGCCTTCGGTCTTGGGCTTCGCCATAGGCCCGGAGCCTACACCGGGAGGCTGTCAAGAGGGAAGGGGGAAGGTCGAGGAAGGGGTGGCCCGGGGACGCGGTGGGAGGAGAGGGTGGTTTCGCCCGCGCCCCCGAGCCTGGGAACTACAGCTCCCCGCTGTACAGGAAGCCGCTAGCCGCAACGACCATGGTCGGCGAAGAGCCGCCGGTCAAGTCGTTGGTGATGCTGACGCGGACGTAGCGATCCGCTCCGCTGAGATCGTACCGCGCATTTGCCGAGTTGGTCTCCTCGGCCGCGACGCTCACGCCGTCGGTGGAGCCGTCGACGTCGGCCAGGGTGGTCACCCCGGACCCGAAGTCCGAGGCGTCCGAGGTCTCGACGATCAGCGTCGCCGCCGCCGCCGAAGGACCGCCCGTCACGCCGCCCGCCTGCAAGCTCACCACGAGGTGATTGTAGTTGCGGAGGCTGGTCTGCCGAAGGTCGATCGCGTCACCGACGACGGTCGCCGTCGCGGCAGCCGCTGCCGGAACGAAGTTGAGATCGGTGGTGCCGAAGGCCCCAACGTCTCGAAGTCGTGCACTCGATGCCATGTCGTATCTCCCCGCCCTTCAGTACAGGACGTCCGTCACGACCGCGATCGCCTCGACGTGTCGAGGGCGAAGATCGTGGCTGAAGGTTGCCCGGAGGACCGTCTCGCCGCGGGAAAGCGCCGACTGCATCGTCCCGCTCGAATCGACGTAGGCCCCGGCCGGGAACACGTCGACGGTCAGATCCTCGTGAACGCCGTGCATGATCTCGGCCATGTCGGCGGAGATCATTTCGGATGCGGTGCCCGGGCTGAGGTTCGTCGGGATCTGGTTCGTCGCGAAGTAGGCCGAAGGCCCGATCCGCCCGTTGGCCATTTCCTCGCGGAACAGGAAGCCCGCCCCGTTGGCGTCCACGTGGTACATGATGTGGTGCTCGGTCCGCGGGCTGATGAACACCGTCTTGCGAGTGCCGGCGATGTTGCTCTCGGCGAGCAAGCTCGACAGCTCCCGAAGGTCGTCGGCGATCTCCTGCGAGGTCGGCGTCGCGTCCGAGGACGAAGAGCCGATCACTCGGTCGGGGGTGGTCCCATCGGTGGCCCAGAACCGGAGCCCGCGCGGGGTCTCATCGGTGCCGTCGCCACGAAGGGCCGCGAGGTCGAGGCGCACCGTCATGGTGCGGACCATTTCGTCGCGGATCACCTGCTCGATCCGGTTCACACCGAACAGCTTGTCCGCCACGGGAACGACCCCGTAGAGGTCGCGCGGCTGAAGGACCAGCTCGCCGGTACCGGGCTGCGAGGCGTTCACGGCGCTCGACTCGCCCTTGTAGGACGCGGTCGAGGCGCTCGTGATCCGGCCCATGGAGACGCCGCCCGCCGGGATCGGGATCTCGACGGGGCCGGCAGCCAGGAACACGGTCGCGTTCCGCAGCAGCTCGATCACTTCCTCGCTGTACTCCTGCGGAACCAGAGTCGCGCCGGAGCCGGCGACGATGGTCCCGAGAGCCTTCTCGCGGTGGACCTCGTGGTCGGTGCCGATGCGCGCGCGGTTGCCCTGCTCACGCTCGACCCAGGCCTCGATCTGCTTCACCATCCAGTCGGCGCCGAGATTCTTCAGCTCCGTCTCGATGGTCCGGGCGCTCTTGTAGGCCCGACCGCACGCCCGAAGGTACAGGCCGAGCCGGAGCCCGAGCCCGTTGGACTTCAGCGCCCCGGCGTTTCTCGCACCGAACGCCTTGGCCTCGATCCCGTTGATCCGGTCGGTCTTGGCCGCGAGGTTGAAGTGCTTCACCACGGGGTCGTCGCGGTCGGTCGGGTCGAAGTGCAGGCCGGCATGACCGGAATCGCGCTTCGTCTCGGACCGCTCGCGGGCGAGCCGCTGCATTTCTTCGAGGCCTTTCTCGATCGCGACGATTCGGTCCTCGTCGGTCTTGAGACCCTCGATCTTGGAGGCCACGTCGGCCTTGACCGCCTCGACGTCACGAGTCCAGCTCTCACGAGCGATCTTTTCGATCGCCTCGCGCGGGAGCCGGATCTCCTGACCCGATGCGGGGTTCACGTTGTCGCTCATGTGCTACCCCTCGATGACGTACCGGATCGGGCCGGCGACGCCGTTCTCTTCTGTCGGCGGAGCCGACGGTTTCGGTCGCTCCGCTTGGAGCGCCTCGATCTTGGTTTCGAGCGCCGACACGCGCTTCACGAGCGCGGCAACGTCGAGCGTGTCGACGGCAGGCGCCGCCTTGCGCACCCCCCGGAAGGTGCCTTCCAGAACCGATCTCAGAGTCGAGTCGACCTTGTGGCGCCGGCCCTCGAACTCCCACACCGAATCGATCGGGTGATGGTCAAGCCAGCATTCGAGATCGCGCTTGTACATGGGCAGGGCGCCGATGCTACGAATGATCTCGCCGTCGGTCATTTCGGCCATCGCGTTCTTATTCGCGGGGATGAACACGATGGAGTCCTCTCGGAGCGTCCAGATCTTGAACCGGATGCCGCGTGGCGCTCCCATGTCCTCGGGTTCTGCCATCAGCTCCATCTGGTCGGCTTTCGGCATGAAGCCGATCGAGTGCGTCCGCAGCGTCCCGGAAGCCCAGAGTCGAGCGACTTCGTCGGATCGGGGGGTCTCACGGTGGAACACATGGACGCCCCGAGTGCGGTCGGGGAGCCGCTCGCCGGTCTCGCCCTTGCCCCGATTCAGTTCCTGAAACACCGACAGGCTGCGCCCGATGGGCGGTTCATTCGTCCGCTCCCCCATCGCGTCGCGGTTGTGGTTCCACAACAGGATGGGGTTGGTGCGGTACTCTTCGAGGTCGGCACCGGTCTGCATCACCACGTCGCCCGTGCGATCGACGCTGTCGTCGCTGTAGGTCGACAGGTAGGCGCCGGGGACAGCCGGAAGCTTGAACTCTCGAAGCATCGCCTCGGACAGCTCGACGGGCTTGAGGTTGGCTTGTGTTCGGCCCTTGGCCACGAGCCGGCCCTTCGCCAGCTTCTCGACGCCGCCGTCCGATGCCAGGGCTTCGCCGATCTCGCGCGTCGAAATGTACTCGTACCCCGTCACGCGCGGGAGTCTACGTTCTGCGCTGTACGTTTGTCGACCCCTACGGGGGACCGAAATCGGCATCCTCGGGATCGGGGACGGGCTCTTGCTCGTCGATCGGCTCGGGCTCGACTTCGTCACTCGCGGGCCCCGAGACGAACTGGCCTCGATCCCGCTTGCGCGTGCGGATCGGGGCTTCGTCCATTTCGCGTTGGAGCGCCAGCCACGCTTCGTCCCGGGATCCGTCAGGGTTGCCTAGCGGATTCTTTGCCACGGTCACTCCCGGGGCTGCACGAGCCCACCGATCACGATGGGGCCGCCGATCTTGAGACCTTCGAGGATCGCGTCGAGCCAACCGCCCCCAGCGATCAACGCCTCGGCGCCTCCCCCCAGGAAAGCGACGACCGCCGTCACGACGACCGCGACGGTCCCGTCGAGGATGGTCCGAATCCGAACGTACCGGAGCACGCCCACGATGAGCCCGAGCACGAGGCCCACCCCGAGCGCGATGTCCCCGCGCTCGAAAGCTGCGATCGCGCCCGGGAGCCCGGTCGTGGTCGATGTCGTTGAGGTCTGGGCTACGAGAGCCGAAAGCAAGCCGTTCACGATCGGAGGCTACCCCGGTCGCGAACGGCTTGTCGAGCCGAGTCAGGCCCGGCCCCAAGGCTCGCCGTCGTGGTCGGCCGGACGGCACTCGGACCGCTCGATCCACCGGCGGTTGGGGTGAGCGCCGCTACGGTCGGGGTCGGGCTGTAGCAGCACCCGAGACCCCTCGACCGCTACGACCTTGCCGGTCCAATGGAAGGCCGAGATGCGCTCGCCGAGGAGAAAGGCCGGGAGGGTGTTAATGGTGGTGTTCGTCATGTGCTTCCCTTTCGGTGGTCGAGCTTGGCGTCGACCGTTGCCCCCTTGCGGGATGATGAGAGCCGCCGGAATCGAACCAGCCGCAACCGAGGACCCTGAGCGCCCAGCGTTGTGGTCGGAATCGAACCGACCTACTGAGGTCCCGGCGCCCCGACACCCAGTCGGGGCTCCCGCGTGAGGTCTCGGATTGTTCATCCCTTCCCTCACTTTCTATATATAGTATAGCGCAAGACGGCTAAGCTGTCAAGGACTTTCATAGCCGTTCGATCAATCGTCGACCTGCCGAGCGCGGACGTAGAACGTCGAACCGTCTTGCCGAACGCTGTCGACCTTGATCTTGCCCGACGTTAGCATCTCATATTCGTGGCGGTAGTGTGACAGACCCCCGATGTAGGTTCCCCGCTTCATGTGACGTAGAGGGATCTCGAATATGACCGTCATTTTGGTCGAGGTCTTGTTATTGAACGCGAAGTCTTTAGCGACTCGTTGGTTCAGACTAAACGAGGAAACGTCTCGGAGGGTGAACGTGCTCCCTGCTGTGAGTGCTTTCGACGCCGTCTTCGAGAGTGCAATCCCACGATAGAAGGTCGGTTCGTCCTCCCCGCCGGGCCTAGGGGCCTGCACAAGCGCATCCTGTTGTCGTTGGGTGATCGGGTGACTTGCTAGTTTCTTTACCTGAGAAGACACTCCCTTAGCAGCTAGTTTGTGCCGAATGCGGTACGAGAACTCACGACCGTTCCGGTCGATGATCATTTTGTTGGGGATCGGTCTCGACTTGGACGAATCGAACAAGTCGGGATCCCGCATCACGTCGACCGGACCGTTGGAGTAGGCTGTGATCGCGTTGATCCGCTTTTGCTGCCTCGATGAAAGCGTGTCGTATGCGGTTTGCTCCCCCGTGAACTGTCGCTCGATCGCAAGCTGGATCACTTCCTCGGTTGCCGCAAAGCCCGGATCCTCGGCTTCGGCTTGAAACGGCCGTCTCGTGGGAAGGGGTCCCTTGTATGTTTTCAGCGACTTGATCGACGTGTTGATCGCTTGCTTCGCCCACCGGAGGATCTTGTTTCGGTAAGAGATCTCGACCGTCTTCATGAGACGATCGAGCAGCCGCCACACCCGACGCTTGTCGACGGGGGGCGGATAAGGGAGCGCCTGACATCGGCAGTTGATGTCTTCCTCGGCGATGCCGAACTGACCTGGCCCCATGGCTCGGCGGTTGGTCCCCGGGATCCGAAAGCGGTCTTTCTTCGGGACGATCTGGCCGTCGAGCTTGCGATGGCTTTTCCGCACCCGTCCGTCCTGTTGCGTCACCCAGATCTTTTGCTTGACGTTGTCGAGGGCGGTCATGACCGAATCGGTCATTTTGGTCATGGCGCGAAGCGCGTCGGTCTCGACTACGATCTTGAGTTGGCCGCCTTTCCACTGCCGAAGAGCGAACTGCATCGCCCTTCGGATCGAGGCCTTGGTCGGCACGGGGTTCGCGCGAACCGATTCGATGACCGTGTCGAGTACTCGACTGCGGAGCGTTCGCACCCACTTTCGCGTCTGTCGAATGAGTTCCTTTCGGCAGCTTTCCGCGATTAAGCCCGACAGACGCGAAAGGGTGTCGATCTGCGATTCGCCTTTGGGCGCCAGTTTCCGGGCGAGGCGCATAAGGACCCGCTCGATCGTTTTGTCCAGAGACTTGCCTATGAACGGGATTAGAAAGCTTGCCGACCACGAATCGGCGAAGTCTCGGGCCTGGACTTGCTTTAGATAATGGTCTTGGGCCGCGGTCAGATCGAAGTTCGGGGCGGCCACGATCTACTCCGGGAAGGTCTCGTCGTCGTCGACGTCGTCGTCCTCGTCCTCGTCCTCGTCCTCGTCCCCGTCCTCGCCATCGTCGTCGTCGATGAGCCCGCCACTATCCTCACCGTCGTCGAGATCGTCGTCGTCGTCCAACGCGCCCGGGTCCTCACCCATCTTTGCCAGGAACTCGACGATCGACATGTCGTCCCGTTCGTCCCCGTAGCCCTCGAAGCCCGAGCACCGAAGCGCCGCACCCACGCGCACGATGCCCGGGGAGGTCTTGAGCAGCTCCATCTTCGCCTCGCTGTCTTCGCCGACCGGTGACAGGTAGGACAGGACGTCATCGGTCCCGATCGCCTCGGGAAGCCAACGGTTCACGAAGTCCGCCATCGATCGACAGATCGGCTCGACGACCCGAGTCGCGAAGATCCGTTGAGCCTCGGCCGAGGTCGCCCGGTTGCTGTCCTCGACGTCGCCCATGATCTCGGGCGGGACGCCGGCCGCCTGCCGGATCCGCTTGCGGGCTTGGTCTCGTAGGGATTCGACGGCCATGTCGGCCAGGGACTCGCCGACCTGCACGTATTCGACTTTCTCCCCGAGCCACATGAGCCGACCGACGTCCTCGATGTTCGAGCGGGCTGCGTACTCGTCGCGGATCTGGTCGAGATCCTCTTCGCTCGCACCCTGGATCACGAAGACACCAGGCGGGGTTCCGTTGGATGAGAACCGCCGAGCCGCCACCTGCGCGGCTTGCTCATCGATCCCCAACTCGGTCGCGATCGCCGCCCCGAGCCCGGCCACACTTGAGTAAGGGGCCGCCGGATCGATGGCCCGCCACATCCACACGTCCATCGGATCGAGGTCGGAGAACTTGCAATCGCCGTCTTCGGCCTTGTACGTCTTGCCCGACTTGGACACCTTGCGCACCGGAAACGGGTACAGGCGAAGAGCCTGACCGATCGCGTTTCGCTCGATCACCGTGTAGACGCCTCCGGCGAGTAGGTAGTTGGCCGCGAGCGTGAACCGGACATCGAACGCGCTCATGTCCTTGTTGCCGGCCATCCACACGTCGAGAAGCGTCGACCTGCCGTCCACGAGATCGAACAGCTCCGACTCGATGAGGTCTTCGGCCGACTTCATCGCCCACCCGCGCCGGGCCAACGCGAGCCGTCGCGCCGGGCTCGCACCCCAGATCCGACGGCTTAGAGCCTCATCGTCGAACTTCGCGATCGTCCGAAACTGCCCCTGTCCTCGACCGATGCGGGGCCGAAGGGCGACCCATTCGGTTTCGGCTACGGCCGTCGCGATCTTCGACACGAGGCCCCAGGCGTTCGGGTTCTCGCGGTAGGCCTGAATCGACAGCGACAGGCCACGAGCCCCGTCGGCTGCCGAGCCGCCGGAGAACGAGAGGAAAGTAACCTGCGACCCGTAGAGCTTTTCGACCGCGCTTCGCTCGGCCTCGGTCAACTTGCTGCCATCGGGGCGAACCGCGACCGTCTTCGACCCGGACTTCGGGGCGGGGAGGCTGGCGACCTGTCGGCCGCCTCGGAGCCAGTCGAAGACGCCCACAGTCGACCGATCAGGACGCGGTCAGGGTGAGGTTGCCCGACGAAAAGCGGAG